TTTATCAATTAATCTTCCAGGATTATTGTTGTTATCATGAGCGTCACCATCCCCATCCACAACCTCACCTTGAATAACTGTTGGCAAGGCATCTCTTATAGTAATAGTTTCAGCATTATTATTTAGATTCCAATTACCATTTTGCCATTCATAAAGGTTTGCAGTTTCTGGATTTGTTCCATCATATGCTATAAGATGTTCAAATGTCCTATATTCATGTTCTTCTGGACAAGCACTAGCATCACATTCAGTATTTTCTGTCCATACATATGGAGCTTCATCAGAAATACACCAACAAGTTCCATTGTAAGTATCACTTCTGACCGTGAATACAATTTTACCACCTGGTTCTAGTTGAGAACCGAGGGGTAATCCATTATCCCACAAATCACCACTTCTATCGTATTCCGGACCACTTGTAAAAAATCCTAAACTTATACCCTGCATTGGAATCGTTTCATCACTTACATTTGTTATTTCAAAAAATTCCCAAGTGTCAGTAGCATTTAAATTACCAGCACCAACTTGTGCATTACCATTTGGATAATAATGTATTTCTGTAATTTTTAATTTATCAGCATAATTATAGTAGTTGCAACTAAAATCATCATTAGTTGCTAATGGATTATAATTTATTGCATTTTCATCTGTACAACCATATACTTCATCAATATCAAAAAATATTTGAAATTCACCTAAATTAAAAGGTGTAGTTTGATTTGGTATAGAAAATTGTAATTCATTTCCACCAATAGCATCTTTACCCACTATGTTTTGGTCACCATATCTAAAAGTTAAAGTATTATTATCAATTGAAGGAAAGTTTAGTATTTGAACTACACCTAAAAAACCTATATAACCAGTTTCGGTATTTGAAACATATGCACCAATTAAATTTATTGAAGCTTCAGTTACTTCAACACCATTAGAAAGAACTTTAATGGCATCGTTAGCTGGATTCAGTATGTCTTGATTCTCAACTGAAATTCCATTAGGTGTACCTGCCGTACCTTGTAAAGTTAATGCCATTGTATCTCTCTATATTTTGTCATATATAAATATAATTAATTTGGAATTGTCACCTTAAAATAACCAGCTGTACAACAACCTTCTGGAGAATTTGGGTTAACTTCCGGTGTAAATATATAATAGTAATATCCGTTACCAAGTAATTCATCACCAAACCATCCAGTATCACTAAGTCCAAATTCTATCCATGATGAACTAAAACCTGAACCAATGAATCCTGAATTTGTTCCAGGACCTATATTAGAATCAGTACCTAGTTGAGTTGCATCACACCATGTACATGGTATGGTTAAATCTACATCAGCAAAAAATGAAGCGTTCATTATTTCACCTAAATTTAAATCACCCTCAATAGATGGAACTGCAAAACCTGTAAATCTTCCAGCTTCAATGTAAATTGTTGGTGTATTAATTGCACCTAATCCATCCGTTGCGTTCGATGGTAAACATCGTGTGGTATTATCACCAACTACAGGGTCTAAATAACTCGAACATGTTACACTACCATCATCCAAATTATAACCGGCTTGAATATCATCATCTGTAAGAGTATAAGATAATCCTAAATATGTGGTTAGTAAAGTGTAATCAGTAATATTTTCTTGATTTAAATCTTGTAAATCTAAAACCTGATTTGTTAATTCTGATATAGTAACTTGATTGCTTGCATTAGCTTGATTTGCAATATCTAATGCATTTTGTAAATCACTTACTTGAACTTGTAATTCATCTACTTGAACTTGTAATTCATTTACTTGAGTTTGTAATTCTAAAGACTGATTTGTTAATTCTGATATTGTTTCTAAGTTATTTTCATTAACTTGATTTGCGAGAATCAAATCCATTTCTAAATCTGATATCGTAGAGTTGGCAGTATCTAATTGTGATTGTAAATTTGTAATTGTTTCATTTGCAGTAACTAACTCTGAAAGATAACCACCGATGATAGTGTTATAAAAACTATAATCTAATTGTGAAAAATCTTCCTCAGGAAAATAATTGTTTATGGTTGTTATTATATCACTAAAATATGATTCATAATCAGTTATCGTTTGTTGTATATCATTAATCTGAAGATTTAAATTACTAAGAACTATTTGTAGATTATTTGATAGTTGAGGATTTACATCAATATTTACATCAAAATATTCTTGAAGTATATCCGCTATTTGTCGTAACTCACCAAGATACCAAGTAACCTGACCACCTTCTTCTGGAGATGATGGTGGTATGTAAATATCAAATGGATTTGGAATAACACCATCACCCAATACATAATTAACCATTGCAACAATATCTTGAACATTGGAAACTCCATCACCGTTAACATCTCCTGGTACAATATCTACATTGATACCATCAACATTATAACAACAACAATCTTCGTTAATCCAATCACCTCTGTAATCATTTATCGATAATGATTCATCCAACCAAGCTTGACATGTAGTTTCACTATCAGGACATGTATATTCTCCACTATAAGTACCATCATTAAAATTTAAAGCTAATGGGTCTAAACATCCGATGGTGGGGATGGGAATATCATCAGCAGGTAACCCACAAGAAAAATTTCTACACACAAAACCCTCAGAACAATGTCTATCTATAACACACTCTCTACAAATATTACCACTACAATAAGGTTTCGGTAATCCACCTATAGCATTATTTTGACATTCACGATTAGTACCATCAGGTGCATTATTAACATCTAAACATTGAGGTGGGTTAACCTCATCTGGGTCATCAATTACATCACCTTCACCTGGATCTCTATTTGAATCTGGATTTACATTGGGTTTTTTAAATATATCTTTTGGTAGATTAAATTCAGTTTGTAATAATTCTAAAACATCTTCTAATGCTTGTTTTTGTTTTTTATTAGGTTGTGACATATGACTTATCCATATTAAACTTTAAAGCCCTTAGCTCTCAGTAAATCAGACCTGGATATAAGTTCAACTTTACATTTAGCACCTTCTCCGGAATTGTGTGTGTACTTACCTATGTTTTTATAACAATATGGATAATCTGGATCTATACCTTCAGTAGATTCTGGACATGGGTTGTCTTCTGTACCTACTCTTAAATTTTCATTTGATGAAAAATCTGCATCGGTAGCTTGTATCCCTTCAGGTATTACATGCCATTTCCAATAATCTTCACTAAATTTTAAACTGATATACCCACTTGGAGCACAATACTCTCCTGTACCGGGACAATCCCCAATCTTTATTATATTACTAATACCATCACCATCTAAATCTTCAGATCTCGTATATCCCATATTATTTTCTTTTATATCAGGATACCAATTAGCTACTACATAATACCATTCAGTTAAATTGGATGGTACATGTAAGTAATCTATAATTTTATATGGGAAGGTATCTCTAAATGGTTTTATTGATGAGTGACTAATTAAATCACTATAACAACCGGCACCAAATGTACAATCATCATTAATAGGAGTACTTAAATAATCATCATTAATAAGATAACCTTCTGGTGGTGCATCTGAAATAGTTCCTGGCATATCAAATCCATAATTAACAGCTCGATTGGTAAGTCGTAAACTATTCCAACCATTTTCAGATTTAGATTTTCCGGTGTGAGAATCCCAAAAACTACCATATTGATCTCTGACTATCAATCTTATAAATCTTTCATTATCCGAATCTACAAAAAGTGGTTGATTATTCGCAAACCTATCAATAGTTCTATCCAACCCATTTCCATCTTTACTATATTCATTTTTTACATACTCACCCCATGTTATAGGTCTTTTTTCCTCATAATTCCAATAAGCATTAGTTGGATTATCCAAAGTACCTTGTTCATTGACAGCATCTAAAAGTCCAGGATTTACTGCATCGTTTTTATTTATAGTAAATGTTTGTAATGCAAATGCAGGTTTTATTTGTCCAGGTGAAGCTTTACCAGGTAAAAAACCTAAATTTTGCCATGTAGCATTTTCACCATTTTCACTATACCCATAAAAAGGATTTCCCAAATTAAATAATGTACCACTATTACTTTTATTTAAAAACTTAACCCACATAGCTATACTAAAACCTTGAGTTAACCAATTAGGATTATATTCATCATTACCAATTAATTCAGATATATCTGTATCCTCTTGTTTTATTATAATACCTTGATTTAATCCGTTTATTCTCATATAACCAGATGATTGTGGTTCATACTCAGGTCTTTCATCTACAGGTTCTATATCTTTTACTTTATCTATATCAGTTAAATATAGATTTAAATCATCCCTCAAAGATTGTAAAGTTTGTCCTTCATTAAGTGTTCCTTCTGCATGTCTATCTAACCTTACTATATCTCCAACATTTGGGTTTTGTGATGGTTTTATTCCTGTATTATTATGATGTATATCTTGATTTGATTCCACAGAATCCGACCAAGTGTCAGGTATTTCATCAGAATCAACATCTAAATTATAATCTGGTATTATGCCCTTTAAAGCTTCATATTCAGTAAAAAATTTATTAATTCTCGTTTGACGAGTAGTACTTGTTGGTATCAATTCAAATATTTCAGTATCTAATATCTGTTTTGCCTTTTCAATATCAATTACATAATTTTCATTATTAAAATTAATAAAGTTAGCTAAGAGTGTAAAAAATGATTCTGTTAAAGGTATATTAAATGGTACATCATTTGGAGGAGCACAATTAGTCATTGATATTGTTATATTTGGTATGTTGTTGGGGTCTAATTCTTCAAGTTCATCATAAGATGAATTATAAGTTACAAAAAATTCAAATGCATCACTCCAATCTATATATGAATCTGTAGTTGAATCATATTGACACTCTGTGATAACTTGTAATGTTTCATCAAAAGAAGTTGGTGTTAACCCCTGTTGATAATCTTCAGAATATACAACTATATCAGATAAATTATCTACATTATTTATATCAGTTTCTTCTAAAGTACCTTGACTACCAAATATTCTTCTGATTCTACTTACATCAAAATTATCAAAATCACTTGAATTAGTAACCATTAAATTAATTATATAATCTAATAAACTTTCTATTAATTGTAACTTTGTCATAACCTACCTCTTTATCTTAAATTCAAAATCGTTATCTATTATTTCCTCTTGACCATCATCATATTTCAATTTATAAATAATTTTATAAACTCTATCAGGTTCAAATGTGTTTAACCATTGAATAAAATAATTAGATTTTGAATCACAACTTAAAAATGTATAATCACTAAATGGAACTATTGTTTCATCAGACGCCACATCTTTTATAGAGTAAGAACCTGATTTTTCTGGTATATAAGAACCTGTAGCTGTTTGATATGATGTCGAGAAAGTTTTCTTTACGAATTTTTCTCTAGCTTTCAATCTAAATTTAACTTTATCAGATTCTCTATAAAACTCTTTCAGCCCAATCATATTAATATCATTATTAACTAAACCACTTGATGTAATCTGATTTAATGAGCCAGTATTTGAACCACTACATGCTACATGGTCATCCCATTGTACTTCAAGTTTTGGTTGAAAAATTGTATTTGTATTTCTTGAGAAAAATTTTAGTTTACCTTGTGTGGTTGAATTTGTTTCTTGTGTGGTTAAAAATTTAATTAAAGTTCCATAATTATTATATTCACCATTTATCCACATGTTAACCATATCACTAATATCTACATTTATATCTGACGACTCACCCTCAAAAGTTTGAATTGAAGAACTTACACTTAATACATCTACTCCAGATGTATTCCAAGTAACTGCAGAACCACCTCGAATGTTTGAACGATTTTCCCAACTACATCCCTCAGTAACTTTAGGATTGTCACCAAACTTACCAGTACCCTCAGTCCAAGATTGTGATATCGGTTGAAAACTTAAAGTATAATCAAAATCTGCTAAATCGGTATTTCCTTCAGCTTCAAATAATTTTAAAAAGAACTTTGGATTTGGAGCTATTGTACCATTTGCGACAGATTCTGATATAAATGTAAAATCGGCTCCAGAAAATTGTATCAAAGCTCTTGTTGGATAATCAAATGAACCATTATAAAATTCTTTTTTAACTTCTAATATTTCATCTCTACCAAAGTTTTGGTCAGTTTCTGGTGTACCAGTAATCTTATTAGAACCTGATGATATCCATGTATCTTGTGTTGGGTATATAAAATAATGCATTATCTAACAACTCCTCTTATGTTTTCATTTGGGTTTTTCAATTCAAAAACGCTTGGGTCTGTAGATGGTAGTATAACACCATCCGATACAAAAAATTCACTATCTTCAACTCCAGAGTTTACATAGAATTGTGAGAAATCATACATCCAACCATATTGGCCTGAGTTTTGTGTTGTACATTCTCCAATATCACCACTCGGACAACTATCATAACCATAATCCCATATCAGAGGTGCTTGTTCTATATTGTCAACCTGTCTACCATTCGAAAGATTAGAGAAATCTTGTGTTAACTCTACATAACTGACACTTCTAACACCTTCTAAGTCCATCAGTTCATAATATAAATCATTCGTGTGTATAGTATCTTTAAAGAACATTTTATTAACATCATAATAATTTCTTATAGTATTTATACATCTAAGTTTTACATCTGATTTGTTAGCATTTCGATGTGCGAATACTTCAAACGCCACACCAAAGTTTATAACTTTCCCATCTTGAATATTTACTTGGTCTGTTAACATCCTAAAATTATCTAAATAATTTACAAGATTTTGTTTTAACGGATGCATAATACTATTTTCATTCAAAGCGGGTACTAAATTTTTATTATTATCGTAAGTTAACATGTACAAATCAATTGTTGGAAATTGTGAATTAGTAGGCATGTTACTTTGGTTTTGTGTATATGATTGTACCAATTCTTGATATTCATTAAATAAATCACCTAATTGTTCTAAATTATCTACTAAATCTGGTGCAGGTTCAGATGGATTTAGTATTGCCTGTGATATGTTAGAACTGAGAGCTTCAAAATCACTAACTAAAATTTCACCATCATTATTAAAATCTAAATTTGATAATAATTGTGAGTACTGACTATTTGCTGGATCTACAGATGTTCTTCTACAATATACTTTAGCTATACTACCAAATTTAGATGGTAGTGCTAATGTTCTAGCTTCGTAATCTTCTTTGGTTACACATCTACTTTGTGCTGCAAAATAAGCTTTTGCACCCCTTCTAATATCTTCAATGTTTTGTTCTCCTTCACCACCCTTGGCAGCCAAAGAACTTTTTATTGATAAGTTTTTACCACTAGAATCACCATTTATAAGTGTAAAGTTATCTATTGTTGTTAAATCTCCCTCAGATACATTAGATGATATACCACCACCTACTTGATAATTTACAGTTAAATTAGTGTTAAAGGGGGCTTCACCCAAAGTTAATCTATCATTAGCTCGTAATGGGTCTATTGAAACATCAATATTATCTGTAAAACCTCCTGGTAAAGTTATACCAGCAGTATCTAATATATCAATTTCACTAAGATTTGTTTTTTGATTTCTTAATACACCATTACCAAACACTAAAGATGTTTTACCACTTGAGTTTATTTCAGTAATAAATTTTTTGGATGTTTTTACATATTTTAAAGAATACGGTACAGGGTCTGATGTTGTACTATTGTTGTCATTGAATGAATATGCTGTATCTCTATTATCATTTGTATAATGTTCTTCTATAGGAACTCTATCTTGAGCTAAAAATTCTACCTCTCTCCATTCATTTCCTGTTGAGTTGTCTATCACAGATTCTATAGACACCACATTTAAATCTTCTAAAGTTAATCTTAAAAACTTTGTTGGGCTACCAACAGTAAAATTTTTAGATTTAGTTTCAGTAGATATAACATTAACTTCCCGTGTCAATTCATATCTTGTCACCACACCATTATCATCAAACTCAATAGGAACTGGATTTACATCATTAGAACTACTAATAGTAAAATCTACTATTTCAGTTGTTTGAAATTTTATAGAAGAATCTGAATCTGCAGAAATTTCCATACCAGCAGCTACAATTATACAATCACCAAAGTTAGGTTTAATATTATTTAAATCTGAAGTATCAGCTGAAATAGTTTGAGATATCGTCAAAGTTGTAGTGGCAGCTGATGTTGGTTTCACTTTATATCCTAACATATTTGCTATATTAACAACATTCTTTCTCTCTTGTGCTAATGGTAACATCATTTCTTTATATTGTTGATCAATATAAAAAGATAAAACATCACCAACATAAGCACCCATTTCAATTAACATCATACCAGGTGATGATTCATTAAAATCTTTATATGTATCCGGAAAATAAGATTTAGCATATTCAATTAAAGTGTTTTTAAAATCTGCAAAATCTTTATTTAAATACTCTACATTACTAATAGAATATTCTTTATCATTATATGGCATTTTACTCTCCTAAAGTAATTTATATCTCAACAACAACAGATTCTAATGTGTTAGGGTCTCTGTTAACATGGAAATTTATATCTATTTTAATTGCATTTTTACCTATAGAATTTGATTCATTTATATCTACATCTAATTTTACAATATTTACGAATGGTAACATTTTTTGAAATACAGAAGTTATATTAGCTTGTATTTCATTTACTGTAGTTGAATCTATGGGTTGAAATAAATAACTTCTTAAATTCAAACCAATAGTTGGTTGCATTAATCTTTCTCCAGCTTCCGTTAACAAAAGTAATTTAATATTTTGTTTAACTGCATCCAATGTGGTTTCTGTAGAATCAAACCATCCTGATATTCCATTAGATTTTATAAATGGTAATCTTATACCAATGAATTGTTTTTCATCGTTATCTTGTATGAATGGTTTTCTACTTTTATCTAATATTGCCATTATTCAGTTCCATCTTTTATATTTACTAATTTAACTTTAGTTTTTGATTCATTTGTTTCATTACGACTAACTGGATTTCTACCTATATATGCATGACCAGTTGATACTAACAAACCACCTTGGCCACCATTTTTACTTAAATTTATTTTAGGTATAGTTACACCTTTCTTAGAACCAGCTAATGGTGCTGGAGCTCCAGCCGGTGACACATATGTTACTGCTGGATTTATATCTGCTTGTAAAAATGTTTGTGTTTTTAACTCTTCAACTTCTAAAATAGCTTTCATTTCTGTTATAGTAAATTCTTGAGCTTGTAAAAATTTAATTATAGCATCTGCTTGAAGTTGAGATATTTTATCACAATTACCACCATCACTAGCTTGAGGCCCTAAACCTTCTACACAAGCCTGTTCTAAGTCTGCCTTTAAACCCATTATACAGGCCTCTTCTCTTTAGCTTTTTTATCCATAGCCTTTAATACTTTACTATAATCTTTTGTGAATATATTTTTAACATTATCAGGAACTGAATTAGGATTAGCTCCCATAGAAGCTATCATAGCATCAGGATTTACACCTTGATTATTATTCATCAAATCACCATATTGATTTTTTAAAACACTTCCCATATTATTACTTGTATACGCTCCACCACTCATGGTTTTCCACTCATCACTCATAGCAGTTTCATTCAGTACATCGTTTAAAACTGAATTATTAGTGAAAGATTTCTTTTCAACCATTTTCTTTTTTGGTTTTGATTTAGAAACTTGTTGAGTTGGTTGTTTCAATTCAGTTATGACTTCATCAATAACCATAGCAACTTCTTCTCTAACAATTTTTCTTATCAATGTTCGTATATTATTTTTCTTACTCATATGACCTTCCTTATTCTGGTTTTTGCCCATTATCTTCTATAAAATGATATTCACTAAAGAACTCTGGATTTTTTAATTTTCTAATTAAACCACTAAACTTTGTAGATAAAGGTTTATTACTTGGGTCTATTAATGGTATTGGTGCACCTTGACACAATCCATTAGCTTCTTGTAAAACTTCTAGGAGTTCTAATAAAAACTCATTTAATTTATTTCCCAAAACAATGGGTTCAGCCTTTTCACCCTCATCTATTTTTTGTTTAGCCTGTTTCCCTAAATAAATATTAGAAGATTCAATAATAGTTGATTTATCTGATATAAATTCTATATTTTCTGAAGCTCCTATCACAACATTATTTATGGATGATAAAAATATACTATCACTAATAGAGTTCAATGTAATTTTGTGTGATGATAAAAACATTTGTGAGTTTTCATAATTATAATTATATTTTTCATCACCTATAAATCTTTTAACACCTTCTTTTACATCACTTGGTAAAACAAAGTTTTTATCAACAATTAAAGGTTCACCTGATGATTCATCTACTACAGCATCATCAGAAAAATGTTTATTTAAAGCCCCCTTTTCTATCATAGCAAATATAGAACCATCATTTAAAGATTCTACATAATTTCCTGGATTTCTACCATTAGAAATGAATATGTAAGGATCTTTGTGTCTACTTCCTATCCTAATACTATTTCCATGCCTACCTTCAAACATCATATCACCATGTATATCTCTAATAGCTTTTTTATTATTATTTGGATTATCCAACTCTTCTTTGTATGGTTTTTGTAATCTTGGATAATTACCTTTAACAAAATTTAATGATTCACCATATTGTTCTCGTGAATTTAATTTTACAGTAGATGGTGATTCACCGGGTACATTTCCTAATTTTCCAAAATAATCTAAATTATGATTTGGTGAATTTGTAGTATTTAAAGGTCCTAAATAATAATCTATACCACCTATATTACATAACAATACTGGATCTCCAATAGATGGAGTATCTACCTGACCCCTAAATAGTGGTATGTATTTTTTATCTTGTACAAAAACTCTAGATTCAGTTTCAGTATCTTTTATATGTGATTTTGCCAAGATTGCATTTTGATCATTTTCACCAATAAATGTTTTAGATAAAAAAGAAGTAGCCACATCAGTTACTTGTCCAGGAACAAATTGTAAGTAAACTTCAGTAGTTTGACTTGTACCAAAACCACCCTTTCCTGTTTTAGAAGAAATTTCTTTTTGTACAAATGTTGAACTCATTTATGTGTTTCCTAATATAGTTTTTGTTTTATTATCTAAAATACTTACTTCATCACTTCTTTTTTGTAAATCATTAACATCTTCTTGTAATGCATTAATTAAATCTTCTTTTTCTGAATCTGATAATAACATAGATTCCTCATCACCACTCGAAGATTTCGCTAATATTCTCTGATAAACACCAGCTAGTTTAACAAGATGTTCATCATTTTTAACAGCTACATCAAACAATTCTTTTATAAGTGGTGCAACCATAACAGCATCATCTAAGGTTTGAATCATACCATGAATTTCTTGAATTAGTAAATCTAACTGTAATTTTTTATTTTTCTGATTATCGTATATATCTTTTGTTAAATCCTGAAAGGTTTTACCATCAAATATTTCATCTTTAGATTTCATATGTACCTCCATACATCAAATTAAATACTGTTATTCATATATAAATATAGAATTTGTAAAAATATAAGTAAATAAAAAACCCTATTGTATTAACAATAGGGCTTAATATATTAATATAATAACTTAATTGTTATTAAAAAAATACTTTATTTAAACTACCACTCATTGTACTAAGTATTTCACCATTCTTAGAATAATAATTATTTACTTTTCTATAATGTTTTTTCATTGTATTTATCACAGATGTTATATGATTAGTATTAACATTCGTCATTTCCCTTATAAGAATATAAAGTGATTTTTTATTAAAATTTTCTATTTCATCTTTTTTAGTTAAAAGTTCTATTACAGAAAAAGCTATATCAATATCTCTTTTTTTCTTAAACATCACAGGTATATTTTTTTCAAAATAACAAATCAGTTGTTCTAAGTAATCATTATAATCATCATGAAGTGGTTCAGATACAAATGTAGAATACTTAGATGTTAAAGATTTATCTATTTTCATATGTGATTTTAATTTTTTGTAATTATTATTATTATGTAATATTAAATAATTCTTAGCAACTATAGAAAAATAACTAAATGCTTTCGAACCTTTTGTGTGGTCGTATTTATGAATGTTCATAACCATAAATGCTACAACCTCATGTTTAATATCTTCAAACCCATAATCAAAATAAGTAAACTTAAATGTGTTGATTATATTTTCAGCCAGTTTATCAAAGGCCGGATGTATCTCTTTAGCATAAAGATTACTTCTCTCTGCAGAATTTTCATTACTATCAAGTGAATTATATTCGATAATGGCGTTCTGCACATCCATATCAAAATACATTCTACCTTTACTTTTCTTTCTTGGCATTTCGTGTCTCCTGTGTTTCAAATAAATTATCTAAAATGTTTTGTATTTTTTTTATCTCTTCGAAAAAGAAACCTGTTTCATCATCGGCTTCATAATGTCCTGTAGAATCAACTTGTTTCATTCTGTTAGAGGAATATTCTATCAAACCTTGTATTCTACTCAAAAATATTTCATATTGATTTAATCTTTTAAGTGCATAAAATAATGCAGTTGAAGAAAATATACTAATCAATAAAAATAATATAAATAATGTCCACCACATATTATCTCCTAATTAAAAAGTTCATCGAACTTTGCTTTCATATTTTTAATTTCTTTATCTGATGTTTTTCTTTGTTCGACTGCTTCATCAGAGTGTTCCTCTTCACCTTGTAACCAAGTTTGTTTTTCACATATGGTTGATAACCAATCACCGAAGTGAACAATAGAACCAAGAACATGTCTTGTATCCACATAAGATTTAAAATAAGTTTCAGCTGCTGGGTCGAATAATCCATCAGCACATAAAATAGCTTTGTAAACATGTGGGTTAACATCAATGTGATACTTAGCCAGTAACCATAAAGCTCTATCGTGAACTGTCATATAATCTAAATCTTTATTGTGAGTATACCATTCATTTAATTTCTTTCTTCTCCAATCATCCGATTGATATTTATAATATGGTTGAGTACCATCACCAAGTTTACCCAAGTCATGAAACATAGCTGCCATAACAACATCACAATCTGGATGAATTACTTTGACACCATTCGATTCATATTGTCTTTTAATCATCAATGAATTTTTAATTACATGTAATATGTGATCAAGATAACCACCTTTAAAACAATTGTGATAATTTGGACGACCCGAAGCGGGTGCTGTTTTATATTCATCTTCAAAGTCACTATGTAACTTTAAAATATTTTCTTTTTGTTCACCTTCAAAATGTTCATCAATGATTGACATTAACTCATTCCAATTGTTATCCATTTGTTCTTGATTTAT